ACTTGAGTCCGGCTTGGCTCGCGTACTACCTCGACGGAACGCCAAGGCCGCCAGAAGTGGACGACCTATGAACCCACGATATCTCTGCTACTGCGAGGCCCACGGTAGATCGCCTGAAGCGATGCTCGCCCACGACGAATCGGCGTGGCCGGGAGGGTGTATGACGGGTTTCATGCTGTGGATGCACGCCAAGTGGGCCGCATGGCTTACGTTGAGGGGCTTTCCATGTGACATGCCGTTGACCGACGGGCACCACAAAGAGTTCGACGCGTGGCTGGGGCAACCCACCAACATGAAAGGAACGTCCGATGCACGACGATGAAGATCTGCCACTGACGCATTCTTGTGTCGGTGGTGTGCCGAGCACGGAGTACGCCTGGTGGGCGTGCGACGCGCGGGGGATCCCGCTGGCCAAGGTGTGCGACAAATGCGAGCGCGAAAAGTTATCCCGGTACCGACCGGAAATCCTCAGTGGGTATGATCAGTCGGACGTGGACGAGCCGATTGACGCTGAAGACTGATCACAGTCCCGCAGGTGAACAACGAAAAGAAAGCGAAGAAACAAACATGAACTGGCAACGTGAAATAGACGGTAAATCACAAACACTGATGGGTGTCCGGTTGGACGACGGGGAAGACACTGCTGCGTACCAGCTCAACGAGCAGACCAGCTCGGGGTGGACACTGATCGATCTGCTGGACCTGGACGGCCTCTCAATCCCCGAGGAGGAGCGCGGTGACTGGTTGGACTGGGATACGGATGAGTGTGGCGCGTTCCCTGTCGAGCTGCCCACCGTCGCAGGTGGCGGCTGGATCCCGCAGGAGGAGGAGTAACATGGCACGCACTGCGGGTGCCACGTCTCTGCCCGTCCCTGTTCAGCTGGCGTGCATGGCCCTGCACGCGGCTGGGTACGGGTATCGCGAGATCGCACGATTGCTCGGGCGTAGCCCTACTGCGGTCACTCGCGCGGTGGAGGCTGCGCGCAGCGAACCTGCGAGCAAGACAGATCAGGAGGCGTTGGCGCAATTCACCGGGTTTGCTCAGTGGGTGCGCACTGGCGTAGACCACGGCTATTTCGCGGCGTTGAAGCGCATGAAATCGGATCCTGATCCTGACGAGGTGGACGCATGATGATCCTGGGTTTCGATCCTGGAGTGTCGGGTGCGCTGGCGGTACTTACGCAAATGCACGCCGGGTCTACGGTGGTCCTGCACGATCTGCCTGTCCTGCGGGTGAAGGGTCCGAAATCCCGCGACACGGGGAAGTCGCGCACGCGTTCGGACTTCAACATGGGGCACCTAACTGAGATCGTCCGGCATTACCAATTGCGAGGGCATATTGCGCTGGCGGCTGTGGAGACGACCAACGCACGCCCTGGTCACGCTGCCCACGCGCTGTGGTTGCAGTCTCGGGGGATTGCGCTGCTGGAGGGTCTGCTGTGCGGGCTGGGCGTGAAGACCGTCACTGTCACGCCGCAAACCTGGAAGGCGGATTTGGTGTGGCCTGGGTTCGGCAAAGATCGAGCGGACAAGACTGCTGCGTACCGGGCAGCTTGCCAGCTGTACCCGCAAGCGGCTGATCAACTGCGCACGCCGCGTGGTCGCGTCCTGGACGGGCGTGCCGAGGCGTTGCTGATCGCACACTGGGGGCTGCGGCATGCACTGGGCGGGTAAGTTGCAAAATCTGCAACTTACAACGGCGGCTTGCACACCCGAATGCAGTGGCGTACTGCTGACGGGCGGTGGACCATGATCCCGTTCGAGCGCCCCGTGCTGTTGCACCTGATCGAGACGTTTGTGACCGATACGCTGGTCAATCACGGCGCACGCATGTGGCGCATTGAGATCGATCCTTGCTCGGACGTAAACACCACGCTGGAGATTGACGCGTCTGATCTACCCATGCCGGTCGATGAGAAGGACGTGGCCGAGATTGCAGCGGCTGCTGCCCGGTTGATCGTTGCGTTTGCGCAAAAGCGGTCAACGACCGTCGCCGCGTGGAAGTTGCTGTATTTCAGCGAAAACACCCGCACTTTGAACTGAAAGGAACCGTTGAGATGGCTGTGGAGATGCGAGCAATCATAGACGTGGCCTCACGCGATGGGCGTGGGTGGCGTAACCGAAACCCTGGCGCGCGTGAGCCTGTCCCGCAGGTGGTCCAGAATCACTGGAGTATGTCTAGATCGCTAGGGGATCTGGGTACTGTGTCTCGGGCCCCAAGTGGGTTTGCGTGGCAGGAATACGAGCGCGCGTTCCGCGCGGCAGCTGGGGGACCACGTGCCGCTTGATCCGGTCCTGATCTCGGCTGCGAATGCGCTGCACGAGGCGATTCGGCAACCTGGGTGTCACGTGCGGGTTACGCTGACTCACAAGGCACATGGCTCGATTACGAGTCGCCTGCGCGACGTTGATTCGTCCTGTCAGATCGATTGGGTGAAGACGCTGCGGGGGGTGCAGAGCAACCCACGTAATTCGATACTCGTCGAGCTGCGGAATGGGAGCGTGATCGAGTTGCTGGTGGAAGGGGTGCCGTAACTATGGCTTGCGCTGGCTGCGCGCTTCAAGAGACTGCGTGCCCGTTCTGCACGGTGAAGCACGTGCGTCGATCCGGCTTTCCTGGGCACTCGCTGTGCGGTCTTAACTCGTTCCAGTATCCCGCGCTGCGATTCGCGCCACGGGGGACCGCTACGAGCAATTGCGGTGCCTGTCACGCGACCGTGGCACGTCACACTGAGATCCACGCCGTGAAGGGTCCAAAGGTACTGGCCGCGCGGCAGAAGGAACGCGAGGAGAAGGCCCTGCACAGGAGGCCCCGCGAATGATCTGTGAATGTCCCGCGTGCACGCGTCGCCAGCGTGCCTCACACAGGCGTGTCGTGGCGGTAGGGTGGGTTGCATGCCTGATCTTCGCAGCGATCCTCTTTACGTGAAGCGTGAGCGTTGGTATCTGGCGCACCCTGTAGGGGCTCCGACTGCGGAAGGTCAGATGCAGAACGTGGCCGCGGTGAAAGATTTTTGCCGTAGCGTGCTGATGGCGGACACGATCCAATGGTGGACGCTGCTGGTGCCCTGGATCCTGCGCGCCGAACTGACGCCCGATGCTGCGCCCGAGATGCGCCGACGCGCGCTGGAGGAATCCCTGGCCGAGCTGGCCACGTGTGATGGGTTGTTGCTGACGGGCCCTGCCGTGACGGATGGGATGCGCCTGGAACTGCGCGAGGCCATTCGACGTGGGATCCCTGTCATAAACGCCACGGGCATCCCTCTCCCGGAGGTGGCGGCTGTCCTGGTCGCGCGTCCCAACGCCCGCTACCCCGGTGGGTTCGGTGTGCGCGCCAGTCCGAGCACCGTCGAGTACGCTGATTGGGTCTACCACTGGGGCAGGGCCCACGTGCTTGCGGGCGGCTGTCGCAAAGCCAGCGAGGCCATGCAACGGGAATTTCCAGAAATGCTTGTCGTGCCCGGCAAGGTGGAGCTGGTCGCGCAGGTTGAACCCGTGGAGCACTGGTGGTGCGTGGACGCGTTCGGTGACGTGTGGGATCCCACTGCGTCGCAGTTCTATTACGCTGGGGGCGTCGTGAAGTACATGCCCTGGGAACCCAATGATCCTGTGCGGGTGGGGGTGTGCATGCAGTGCGGAGCTGGAATCATGGCGAATCCTGTGTCTCTTACCGCGCCCGTGTCCATTCCGGCTGCGTGTTCGCCCGAGTGCTTCGAGCAGTTGAAGGCGTTCTATGGGGGTGCAACATGATCCTGTCCGGTGAAGCGCTGGCCATTTTGATAGGTGTCGCTGTCGAGCGTCGTCCCGATGATCCGTCTGTGCGGTACCTGACCGTGCCGGGATTCCCGCGGAACCCTGTGCGTATCCCGGTGTCGTGGCTGGAATCGACGGCTGCACTTGAGCTGAGCGGCATCGTCGCGCTGTCCCGAGTGCACGCGCGCGAGCTGGGTTTGCTGCGCGAGTGGTTCGCACGTGGAGGACATATGCAGCGCATGGGTCCATTCGTCACGCAGCAAGACGCGTTCGATAGTCTGCGACTCGCTGCGGACCCCTCGACGTTTCCCGACGATGCGTTCGTGTGGAGCGAATGGTGCAAGCCTTTGCAAGGGGGTGCGGAATGAGCCTGTTGCCCGGTGAAACGCTCGACGACGATTTTACGACGGTGAAGGCGGGGGATTCCGTGTTCCGCCAAGGGCAGACCTACGCTGTGGTGAAGGTGGATCGCCGCCACGGGGGCACGATTTACATTCGCCTGAATCAGGGCCCCTTGCTGGCGTACGACATGCGTGGAAATCGTAGGGGCTCGGGTCACATTTGGTCGCGCGACGTGATCCTCCTGCCGACACCCGCACGTGTTCGAGCTGCCCGGTTGCGTACTCTGCCGTCAGAGATCGCCACGGCAGTGCAAGCAGTCGTGCAAGCTGGTGACTTGGCGAGGCTGGAAGCTGCGTTGGATCTGCTGCTGCGTACTGACAAGCCATGAAGCGTCGCTGCCCGACACGCGGGTACCTGCTGCGGTTACGCGAGCAGTTTGCAGACGGACAGTGCCTGGAGGCCGCCGACGAGATCTTGCATCGGTTCGGTGGCCGGTTGCTGTACGTGGTGGCCCGACGATCCGGTTACGCTGGCCGAGTACCTTGCACGCATGTTCGGTACTCAAACCATTACGCTCACTGTCGATGCACTTGATTACGCAACGGCACCCGCTGACGAGCTGCAAAGCCTCGCCCTGTGGCCCCAATTGCCCGAATCGCCGTAAACCTGCGACCCCGGCAAGTTTGCGTAATCGGAAGGCGTGCTGTATATCCGTTCTGCTGAGTAAGCAAACCGACGCGTTTTACAGGGGAAAATCCAACGTAATTCGCGGAAAGCGGAAAGCGGAAAGGAAGCCAAAACCATGAAGTCGTGCAGCACCTGCGGTAGCCCCGCGAATCAGGGTACAGCTCACGTAACAGGCCAGCCTCTGTGCGAGCCTCACTACCGGCAGCTGCACCTGGAGCTGTCCCGTCTCGGGAATCACGTCCCGAAGATCGCCACGCTGTTCTGGTGTGATCGAGTCGTGCTACGTTCCACGGCATGCCCGCCCAAGGCGACAACAATTCAGCACGCGCACCCGGCCTGAAGCCCGGCCCGCGCATGATCGGCCCCCACTACAAGGCCGTGGATCCGTCCACGCTGGTAGGGGTTGCGCGTGATGGACAACCCGGCAAGCAGTACCAGCTGACCCCGGCCACTGCGGAAGCCCTGCGCGTGTTACGCGCGGCAGGGCTCGCCGCTGGCCACAACCTGTTAATCGTGAGCGGGTACCGCACGCCAAGCCACCAAACCAACCTGTTCAGGGCCGCGGTGGCCAAGTACGGTTCGGAGGCGAAGGCCCGCAAGTGGGTGGCCAAGTTCTCCGAGCACTCGACGGGGCAAACCGTGGATTTTGCGCTGGGCATTCCCAATTCGAGCGCGAATGCGGTTGCTGGGCGTTTCGCCGAGTTGCCGATCTGGCAGTGGCTCGCCAAGACGGCACCACTGTACGGCTGGACGCCTTACACGCAGGAGCCGTGGCACTGGACCTACAATCCGGTGCCTGTGGACGGCCTGGTCGCGTGACCCTGCCTCACGACGCGAGCACCTGCGGGTAGAGAAGCGTGAACATGCCGAAGACGCCTCTTACCCGCGACGAGCTGCACGAGATGATCGTGAAGCAGGTGACGAGCGGTTGCACCGCGTGGCGGTTCCGAACGAAAACGCGGTCGGGAATCGTGCTGCGCGACTTGGTGCTGACCCTGGGCGTTCGCCCGAGTCCACTGGCCAAGCTGCCACCTATCGCATGCCAAAGCGTTTCCGAGGTGGTCACGCGGTTGATTCACGAGGCCCGCCGAGTGCAGTCCGACGGGCATATTGTGGCGTCCCTTCCGTTCCACACGGAGGCCGACTTCCGCGTCAGTTTGTGCGCTGAGTGTCGTGACCGCCCCGGTGAGGCCCGTGTCGAAGGCCGCTGGGTCTGCGGCGTTTGCGTGCCCCTGGACGATGCCATTGGGCGCGCGATACGAGCGGAGGCGTCGTCGTGAGCGTGCATCGGCAGTACTTCCCGTTCTTCAGGCCGGGGGACGTGATCCCAACGTTCCATCCGGTGATCACGACGGCAACGCATGCCCCGCCCCATTGGGATTTGTTGCTCGCCGAACCCAAACCTGCGCCCGCGCGGCGCTGGTTCAACGCGAGCAAGGCTGCCCAAACAGAACGGTATTTGGTTCTCAAACTGCACCCGCTTGGATCCACGTTTCAGGTGGCCTACGTGATCCCTGGAGCGGAGCCTTGCGCGCTGGCGTGGTACGAGCTGGTGCAATCCTTAGCGACCCTTCACCGGCAGATTTACAAACGGAGTTTCCATGCGAGCGCCTAAACCCATGAGTGACGAGTTGAAGCAGCTGTTGACCGATCTGGCCGACGCGCTGGGCGAGCCTTCCACCGCCGACGATGGCAAGGACGTGTTGCTTAAGCGCGTGGCTACCATTCGCGCTGCCGAGGAAGAAAAGCGCGAAACCATCGAAACGCTTGCGGAGTTGATGGGCGCGTGCGATCCCGACGACGATTCCACGCTGATAGATCGCGCGAAGACGCTGGTGCACGCGGAGGAAGATGCTGATCTGGGTGCCGTGTTGGTACGTGCGCTGGAGCTGACCGACGTGCAGGTGGCGCTGATCAAGGCTGCGGAGAGTGGCGCTGATCTCATTGCGAAGCGCGAGCTGTTCACAAAACCGAAAAGAGACTGACAGTGCACGAGCTGAAAGAATTTGTGGTGGGCCTGTTCTGTTTCGTCGTGACCCTAGCCGTGCTCGCGACGCTGGTGATGGCCGCCTATCGGGTCTGCAAGTGGGTGTGGCTCGGGTGAGTCTCCGAGACGGCGGGGAGGCGCTGGCGTGTCCCGCCACTAGCAAGCCCGCATCGCGACCTGTACAGTGCCTCGCATGCGCAGATTGGCACTGTACGTTGTCTCACTACCTTCCGATGCGTTGGCGTTCTTGCTTGTGGGCGGGCTGATGCGTCTCCTGTGGGGTCGTCGGATCGCTTTCGAGCGCGGCGTCGTTTGGATGGAGCTGCGTAAAACGTCCTGGTTCTACAAGCGGTTCTACTCGGACTGGGGTGCCACGACGTTCGGGCACGTGGTGCTGGTTTCCGCGGATCACTTGACGTGGGCCGACTACCCCGAACGAGTGGTGGCCCCATTGCGGAATACGCACGTGGACCTGCTGACCGACCCGCAGGACCGCGATATCGCGATCACTGCGCAGCTGGCCGAGCACGAGCTGGTGCACGTCGAGGCGTACGAGGCGATGGCCCTGTTGCTCGCGTGCCTCAACGTCGTGCTGTATGCCGCGTGCAACGTGCCCTGGTGGGTCTGCCTCCTGATTCAGACATTCGGTGGTGTGGCCTCGTTTCTGGCCTCCAACGCGACGGCATGGCTGCGCGGCGAGCACCCGTACCTGGGTTCGCACCTGGAGGAGGCCGCGCGCGCGAAGGTGACGTGTGGCCGTAACCCTAAGCTGTCCACTGACGCGCGCCTGGAGTAATCCAATGGCACGTGACGGAGAACGCAAAACGCCCGTCGTGACGCCCGCGGTTCCGCGCGTGCGCCCCACGCTTCCTACGCCCGAGATCGAGCGGTTACGCGAGGAGTGGGACGCCCTGGAGGAGTCCCGGTTGCGTCTCACTCGAATGGAGCGCGACCTAGCCGCGCGCCTGGACGAGCTGGACGTATCGCGCCCCATTCACATTCCGCCCGAGATGCTGGCAGCTGGCCCTGGCTCGCGCCCCGCCCCGGATGCCGAGATGCCCACACTCACGTCGAGCAGTCCGATCCCTGTGCGCCTGTCCCTGGGCACCTGGATCGTGCTGCTGAGCACCCTGCTGGGCATCCTGGGCACCGGCACCCTGTTCGTGGTGCAAACACGCGAGCACACGGGGGACCAGCAACGGCACCTGGATTCGGCGACGGGCATCGGGTGGGGAGCCCACGTCCATTTTGAGTCGAGGGCTGACGCCAAGGCCGAGCGAGATCGCGTGATGGCCACTGTGGAGCGCCAGCTGGCCCTACAGCAAGCGGAGTTGATTCGGGTGCTGGGTGGCCGCGCCAAGTTCGATCAGTGGCGCAGAGAGCGTCCTGCGCTGACTGCCGAGGCTGATGCACCTGCTGAGATGCCTGCCGCGACTGCTGCACCTGCTGCGCGTGTCACCGAGGGCCCGCCCTAACCTCACGCCAAACGCCCGCGGGGGTATAGTTCGGTCAATGCCTGTCTACGATTACGCTTGCCCCTGCGGTACCGTCACCACGGAGACGCGTCCCTATGCCGACCGCGCCCGTGCCGCGCGCTGTGCGTGCGGGAAGAAGGCCGAGTACGTGCTGGTGCGGTCTGCGATTCAGATGGGCACAGAGATCCCGAAGGGGGACAAACGCATCATTCGCTCCGAGCGCCAGCTGGACAAGAATTGGCGCAACAAGGGCACCACTGGGCGTCCTGGTGGTGTTGGCCGGAAGATTTATTTCACCTAGAAGGGAGTTCCAATGCCACTGGCAATCGAGCTAGATCCGAATTTGAGCGAGGGCACAGCTTTTCCCTGCAATATGTGCGGGTACAAAGAGTGCCCGCATTGCGACGATTTTGAGGTGCGGAACGGTTTCAGTATCGAAACAGCAATGAACCGTGAGTACCACCGAGGTGTGCGTGCGCGCGCGAAGGCCAAGAAGGCCAAGGCTGCCGAGGATGCCGCAAAGGCGGAACGGGCTGCCAAGCGTGCCGCCAAGCGTGCCGCGCGGGATTTGCCGTGAGTGCCGTAGACGACGTTGACGACTTTGACGACGTTGACGACGTTGACGACTGTGATTTCGCCGATCAGCTCGACTTCGCGGATCCCGGTGGCCGGTCTGCATTGCGTGCCGGTGTGCGCGACCTGCCCTGCCCCACGTGTCAGACTCCGAATCGGTTGTCGGCGACGGATTGGCAGCTGGGTTATCAGTGTGATGCGTGCGCTGACTCGCAAGAGGGCTTTGACTGGCCCGTGAACAACTAAAAGGAAAAAACATGCCCCACATCAATCTCGCAAACCCCGATCTGTCCGCTTTCTCCGATGCCATTCGAGCGGAGGTAGCTGTCACCGCGGACTGGCCTTTGCAGACGTTAGTGGCACACGTAGGCTCGCGGTTTTCGGTTGCTATGCGACTCACGGCAGAGGATGGCATCCTGCGCATGGAGGCTGAGCGGTTCGGGGTCGAGAGGCATCCCACGGTGCCGACGACGGTGTTCGCAGAAGTGACGTGCGATTTGCCAGAGGGCCTGACCGCTGCGTCGTTCGCGTCGTCGGTTGCTGCACTGGAGGATCTGAAGTCTGAAACGCTGCGGAAGCTCATTCGCTGCGGGATGCTGCCCCTACTGATGCAGGGTGAAGCCGCGTGACCCTGCGCGAAGCCGTGATCGCGGCAATCGAAGACCTGGAGAACGCACCTGATTGCGAGCTGGGGCAGGATACGGTCACTGGCGTGCTGGCGTCCCTGCGGGATGCGCTGGTGCTCGACAATGACCGTGTGGCACGTCTGGCCGATCAAACGAAAGCCTCCACGGAATGAGCGACTTCGTGCACCCCGCTGCGGGAGAAACCCACCTGGAGCTGAGCCGCGATTCCGGCAGGACGTGGCGCACGTGCCCCGTGCACCCGCCTGATTCGCCGGACGCGTTACCCGCTGGGTACTGTGCTTTGAATCCGAGCGGCAGGTACGTGACGATGATGGTGGTGGTCCCTGAGTACGGTGGTATTGGGTACCGTCAGTTCATGGATGCCAGCCTGATTCAGATGGGGAGCACTTCAGTGCTGAAGTACCTGTACCTGTGGCGGAAATTGCCACGCCTGGAGCTGAGTACTGACGGGGGACGCACCTGGGAAAGCCGTCCCGTCGTGGGTTCACACGTCGATTCGGATTGGACAGGCGCGTGTGTCCGTGGGATCGCCGATACGGTGCTGGCTCGCGACATCGGCGGCCCTACAGGGCTTGTCTCGTTCGGCAAGTTCGAGTCCGCTACAGCTTTGCAGCGTGTGTACGTCTGGCGAGATCCAAGCGAGGCAACCCTTGATCTGGAAACCCCGCCGTGCGGGCATACCGAGTCGGATTTGCGTATCACACCCGCACTGCGATTCGACTGCCCACACTGTCTGCGCGCGGAACTAAGCCGCGCGTACACCGAATTGCGTAAGCAGGTGTTTAGCTCGAAGGTTGTGTTTGACCGCGAAGTGTGCGAGCGCGCCGAGGCCGAAAATCCGGGGAACCGATTCACATGATCGCCTTCTACTGTGGCCGCTGTAAGTCCGTGTTGACCGCACCCGGCGCGCTGCTGTGCTCGACACCCGCGGACACTGATCCGAAGGGCTTGATGGAGCTGCCCTTGTGCCGGAACTGCTGGCGCTTTGTGCAGCAAATGCTGACGATACCCGAGGAGGAGTGACGTGCGTGGCTGTCTACTTGCTCTGCTGTTCGCGGCCTGTTGCCTTGCATGGAGCGCGGCACTACTTGGGTTACGCGAAGGGCGGATTGGAGGGTGTGCAACGGCGGTTACGCAAGCACCTGCGCCGCAAGGGGGGACGCCTACCTGCTGTGGCGGTGGCGCGCGGGATTCCGATTCGATTGGCGCGAGTATGGCTGGACGGAGATCGGAGCCTGGAGGCCCGTCTACGCAAGCGCGGAGCGTACGCACGGATCTGTCCGTACTGCGATGGGTCCGCGTAATGCTGCGTTTCGATTCCACGCTGCCCGTCCAGCAAGCGTCAGATCTCGCGGCGGTGGTCCTGCGGTCCGAGCGCCTGGTGGACCCCGCGTTGTTGCTCGCTATCGCGTATCAGGAGAGCCGCTGGGGGCAGAATGCGAACCACGTGGATTCGCATGACCACGGCGTGTTCGGTGTGCGGGTCACGGGCACGTTGCGTCCCGAGTACGCTGGCAATGAGCACGTGCTGGAAGATCTGCGCACGAATACCGTGGAGGCCGTGGCGGCCTTGGTATTCTGGCGCAACTTCCACGAGACTCGCTGTGCTGGCGTCGATCACGCGTGGTGGGCGCACTATCGGTGGGGCCGCATCGTTGGCGAAGGTCCAGACCGCGTGGGTGCAGTGTACGCAAGGCTGAGGCGTTATTACGCTGCGACGGGGGAGCCCTTATAATCTGGCGGAAGGGCCAGTCCAATGCGAACGTACGGCGAGCGAAAAAACTACTTCCACCCCAATTGCCACGGCGACCACTGCACCAACTGTCACCCTGTCGGCAAGCACATGAAGAATCGGGCGCGTGCTGGGGGCCAGAAAGAAATCGAGGAACAAGTCGAGGAACAAGTCGCCAGCGTGGCGAAGAAACACGGGGTAAAATGAAAGCCATTGGCCCTCTCTTTCCATACTTTGGTGCGAAGTGGCGCTCGGCCAAGCACTACCCTGTGCCGCAGCACAATCGCATTGTGGAACTTTTCGCGGGCGGTGGCGGCTACTCGCTTAACCACTACGAGCGCGAAGTCGATCTCTACGACGCCAGTCCGCACGTTGCTGCCGCCTGGAAATTCCTGCTGGACGCGAGCGTGCAGCCACATCGCATCCTCGATCTGGTTTCTCCCGTGCGTTCGGTCGCAGAGGTTCCGGTTGAAGCCCAAGCTCTCGTCGGGTTTTGGCTGAACCCTGGCAGTGCCGTCCCGAAACGCACGGCGTCCAGCCGCGCCAACCCGGACTCTCTCGTCTACTTTGCAGGATCCGTGTGGTCGCCGAAGACGCGGGCACGCTTGGCGACGCAGGTTACAAAGGTTTGCCACTGGACGTTCCTGCAACGGGACTGGCGCGAGGCCAGTGCTTCGCTGCTGGATGCTGCGCCCTGCACCGTGTTCGTGGATCCTCCCTATCAGGTCAAAGGTGTCTACTACGCCGGAAGTCGATGGAGTTCCGAGGACTACCGAGCGCTCGCAGATCGCTGCACGGCGCTCAAGGCCGTAGGTCATCAGGTGATCGTCTGCGAGCGCCAAGGGGCGGACTGGCTACCCTTCGCGCCGCTGCACACCTATCACGGTTCCCTCGCCGATGGGGTGGAGGTTATCTGGCAATGAGCGCCAACCTTAACGAGCTGAACGCGATGCTGGGCGCATCTTTGGTCGCCAAAGCAGGTTGCCTGCCGATCAGTCTACCTCCTGCCTGGAACCTGCCTACATGATCTACGTGATTCCGCGCGACGGGCGTCAGTTTGTGGAGCACAGCCGTCGGTATCGTGAACACGACTTCCGGGCAGTGCACGATGAGTGCCACACGCGAGGGCGCACGGCGGGCACTGTGTACGTGCTGGATGGCGCGTGGGCAATGCCCTGGTTTCCTGCCCTAGTCCTACGTTTGGTCGCGGACGGTTGGCACGTGCAGCGCGACACTGGCGTGTACGTCGAGAAGTTCCTGCCTGAGCTGGCAATGGAGTCGGCGTTGCTGCGTGCACGTCAGATGGCCCCGGCACCGATTCACGCGTTTGGGGCCAGTGCGCAGCGTGAGCAGTCCAAGGAGGAGTGCGCCGAGTTGATCACGTCGTTGTGTCACTACACCCGCGGCAAGGCTAACGAATGGGACGTGGTGGGCGAGATCGCGGACGTACTGGTTACGGCGTTGCAGATGGCGGACCTGTTCGGCGCGGATCTAGTGGCATTGCGCATGGGCATCAAGTTGGACGCCCTGGAGGCGCGCATTCAAAACCAAAGGGCACGGCCTCACACGGAAACCCCCTGACGGTACAGTGCTGCCCGGTGAGAGACAATCTGAGCAGATTCACCGACGATGAGTACTACGTTGGGTGCCTCGCGGCGAAGTCGCTGACCGATGGCACGCGGCGAGAAGTGCACTTGCGTCAGATGATCTTTAACCTGCGCTTGGCGTGCACGTCTGAGCCCCACGGGATCTATTACGAGCAGGAGTACTGCTACCATGATCGCTCTGCGGCCTGGGCAGCGTTCGCGTCGTGGGATGGGGAATCGGATCCGACGGGCTGGTTCAAGAACGCCACCACGGGAGAGCACAATGGAGCCTAAAGTGATGGCGTTCGTGCTGCGGGTTGTTGAGTTTGGGTTAGTGGCCTTCGTGCTTACGCTGGGAGCCGCTACGCTCGCGCGTGTAGTCTGGATCGTGGCCACGCGTGTGTGGCGGTTCCTATGATCGCTGCCTTGTACGTGGACGCAAAAGGCTGTTACGCAAACCTGCCTGGAGTCGATGCGTGGGACGTTACGCGAGACGCGCGCAAGTACGATGGGCCGTATCCGGTTGTCGCGCACCCGCCCTGCGCGCGATGGTCGCGCATGGCCGCACTCGCCGAGTGGAAGTACGGCAAGCTCCAAGGCGACGATGGCGGTTGTTTCGCAGCGGCGTTGCACGCTGTGCGCACGTACGGCGGTGTCCTGGAGCACCCTGCATCGTCTGCGGCGTTTCGCGCGTTCGGTCTGCCCAAGCCCCACGGTTCCGGTTGGCAGACGCACCTGGACGGTTCGTGCACGGCACAAGTTGATCAAATTGCGTTCGGTTGCCCCGTGCCGAAACGCACGTGGCTGTACGTCGTGGGCGTTCCGTTCGACGCGTTGCCGTCCTTGCCGTCACCTTCGCGTGTGAGGGAAGTGGGCAAGGGCTGGGAACGTATCAGCAAGCGCGCGCGCAGCATGACGCCCACGCCCTTCCGCGATTTGCTGTTGTCCCTTGCTAGGTCTGCCTCTGGTACGCGTTGATCGAGCGTGTTAGCGTGCCTCCATGATGCGACTCATGGAGTGCGTACAGCAATGACCGGCACTGGGAATGGCGACGGTACCCCGTTCGACGAGGACACACCCCCCGCTACCCCGATGGGCCATTCCGCGAATCGCGAATTGGCGACTGCCCTGGGCAACTACACGATGGCCCTGAAAGAGCACGGCAGACGCATTGACACCCTGTACGAGTTTCTGCGCGTACTGGCGTTTCCCGCACCCCTTCCGTTTCGTGCGGGCCTGGTCGAGGAGTTTGATCGGCACCACGGCATCGAAGGTGATCGCATCGAAGATATCCGCCTCGTAGTTGAGAAGGCGTAGTGCCAGATGGATCGCACACCCGTTGTCGGCAAGCTGCCCCGCATGCTCCAACGTGCAGTCATGCCGCCCCGCACCCCGCACGTGGCAGGTGTTCCAGTTCGCCCCATGCGCGTGCTGCTGGAGTCTGCCGATTACGCTGAGCCCGATATCGAGGCCGCTTCGGAACTGGCGGGTGTTGCCCCTGGAGCAGACCCGCTTTGGGCTGAGTGTGATCGCGAGCTGTTGCGCAGTTCCTGTTCGTATTTCGCGCACCACGTGCTGTCCGGGCCGAAGGGAGCCCCGTACCACGGGCGCTTCCTGATCGGCGAGCACCACCTGGAGTGGGATGATCTCGCGTCGGCGCACAATCGCGTGTGCCTCATGGCCGCGCGTGACCACGGCAAGTCGTTCTACTGGACGTTGGCGTACCCGATCTGGAAGGCGGGTTACGTAACGCCTGGATCGGTCGGGATGATCTTTTCCGCTACGCAGCCTCAAGCGGAACGGTTGATGGGCATGATCAAGTCCGAGCTGCTGTCGAATCCCAAGCTGGCGCACTTGGTTCCGTACTCGGGTGATCGGCACTGGTCGGCCAAGCGCATCCGATTACGCAATGGCAGCGTAATCGTCGCAGCCGGGTTCGGCGTGCGTACCCGTGGCGCGCACCCGGATTACGTGGTCGCCGACGACGTGCTGAACGACGACGACATTTACAGCGAGACGATCCGCCAGCGGAACATTGATTACTTTCTGTCGGCTATCGCGGGCATGGTGCATCGTTCAAAGCAGTTGGTCGTGGTGGGCACGCCCTTCCATCAATCGGACCTGTACCAGTCGTTACGCGGCACTGGCCAGTACGAGTACCGCGAGTACCCTGCAATCAAAGCGGGCATTCCGCTTTGGCCCGCCCGTTACTCACTCGACGATCTGCAAGCCAAGCGCGCCGAGCTGAAATCCGAGGCCCGCTTTGCTCGCGAGTTTTTGTGCAAGCCCTTGTCGGACGAGGCCAGCTTGTTTCCCGCGCGGTTGTTCGAGGCTCCTGGTGTGCGCCAGCCGTACCGGCTGGGAATGCCCGGTGCCTACTGGACCGCCAAGCGGTGCTCACTGTACACAGGCGTGGATATCGCGTTGTCCGCGGAGGTGGGGGCCGATTACTTTGTGATCTTCACAATCGCAGTGGACCCCTTCGGGAATTACTGGCTCGCGAACATGCGGAGGCATCGCGGAAAGTCGTTCTCGGCACAGATCGAAATGATCAAAGAGGAGTACCTGCTGATGCAACCGGACATGGTGTACATCGAGGCCAACCAAGCGCAGCGCGTGTGGACGGACGAGCTGGTACGCACCACTAACATTCCGGTTACGAGGTTCTTCACGACGGGCGTCGGCGGCGCGCAACCCCTGAACGGATGGAAGCGCGGCGCAACGTCGGTGGCCGTTAACAAGAATCACATTGATCGCGGCGTGCCCGGTATGCGCATGCACCTGGAGCACGGCAAGTGGCGCATTCCGCGCGGGGATGCGCACTCAATCGAAATGACGGACGTTTGGATCGGCGAAATGGGCATGATGGGCTGGGTAAACGGCAAGGTGCGGTCGGTCGGAGCGCACGACGATACGGTGATGGCGGCCTGGATCTGTTCCGCAGCTGCCCTGCGTGGATCTGGCGGTTCCGCTTTCGACGACGTGCTGGGATCGCCCGATGCCACGTTTGGCGATATCTTGGCGAAGCGCGATGCCGATGCGCAAAAGGGCCCGTCCCCCGCCGTCACGAAAGAGCTGCACGAGTCCGTGTTTGCTCGACTGGGCGAGCAGGTGCCCGTGGAGGTGGATCGTGATTCCTACGTGGCAGGGATTCGCGCCGACATGCAGAGGCACGCTGGCATTTTGATCGACAACGGGGATGAGTTGCAGGCTGTGCACGTGCTGCAAGAGGTGCAGCGCCTGGACAACCTGCACGGGTATTCGCCTCAAGTGGGCGTTGCCAGCGGTCAACGTGCGGGATACGGTGCCCCAAGTTGGAGGCCCGCCGAGGGTGCTCCACGTGTGAGTGACCTGGGATACGACGAATGAAAAAATCTGCTACAGGCGTTTTGGTTGGGCCGTACCGTACTCCCGGACAGGGCCCCCGATTGCTGCTGTCCCGCCGCGCGAGCATCCGTCTCGACACTTCGGATCTTGCCAATCTGACCCGAGCCCCGAAGCCACTGACCGCGCCTGTGTACCCTGGCACGACGGACGTGGTGCGCGTCCCGAGCGACGTGACCCGCGGAATGGGTCTGGATCCGGATTCCACGAGCAGGGTTGAGCAGGCCCTGCGCGAGATGGCTACCGACGGCAACATTCTGACGTTTCGCTCGCGCCTAGTGACGTTGCTGCGATCCCTTGCGCCCACCGATCTGACCGCGCGTAACGAGCTGGCGCAGCGGTGCGCGCAGTATCTCAAGTCCTGTGCAGGTTCCCGCTTTGATCGGCGTCCCGGCCATGAGGGCGAGCGCATGGTCGTCCAGAAGGGTTTGAAAGTTGCGGATTCTGCAACTTTCCAAAAAGCTGCGCAGCTCGATCTGTTCGGTGCGCCACCTACCCAAGCGAAAGAGGCCGAAAAGCCCAAGGCAGCACCCGCGCATGCCGCGGGTGACTGGCAGCCGATTCCGAACACCAAGCATCCTGGTGGCCAACGTCGCCGTCGTGGTGGCGAGTGGGAATACCGATACCCGGACGGTGCTGGCGGGTACAGTTCGTCGCCGAAAGAGGAAACGCATGCCAAGCCAAAAACCGACAAAGAGAAACGAGCCCCGCGTGATCGAAAACGTGCCCGGATACTGGACGCTGGATCCAGCGGATCAGGCACAGGTGGATCGGGTGATGCGCCAGCGAGCCCGCGAACGGAAAGCGAAAGATCAGGCGCTCGGACTCGTGCCCAAGCGGTAGCTGTCGAGGCAGTTGCAGCGAACGCACCCGCCATTGAGGAGACGGACTCGCCACAATTTGTGGAGCAGGCGCTGACGCAGCCGGAAACACCGTTCGGCCTGAGTGGTCCTGTCGAGCCTCCCCCGCTGACGGATGCAAGCCCCGCGATCACGTTGCACCGTGATCTCATGCCCGACATTCTGGAGTCGGCGAAGTTGACGAAGGCTGTGATCAATTTCCCGAAGCCGTTAGAGCTGCGCGATAGCACTGGTGCTGTTCGCGGACGGATCGAAAAGCTGTTTTCGCATCAAGTGGAAGGCGCTGAACGCATCCGGTCTGCGTGGGAACGCGGCAACGGCGTGCTGCTGTCCGATGCTGCTGGACTGGGCAAGACGAATACGGTTCTGGCCGCGATGCAGGCGCATGGGGGCAAGCGCAATCTGATCGTGGTGCCCACTGCGGGCAAGGCCAATTTGAAGAAGCAGTGGACAGATTCGGCAGGCATGTACGGGCACACGTTGCACGAGATGCGGGATCAGAAGGCCGAGTCGGTGCAGGCCGACGATGGGTACTACATTTGCTCCTATGACGAGCTGTCTGAGATCGTAAAGCGTCCCGACGGTAAGCCCGAGCTGGACTCGAAGGGCAAGCCGAAGCGCCGCTTGCGTCCTGCCTTGTTCGAGGGCAGGCACTGGGACACGATCACGTTCGACGAAGCGCACAGCATGAACAACCCTGACAGTGCGCAGGCGAAAAACGGCAAGACGTTGATGGATCGCGGTACCAAGGTGGCGTACCTGTCCGCGACGCCCGTTACCAACGTGAGCGATTACCACTACCTGAAAAAGCTGGGCCTGTGGGATCACTTGAAGGGTGAGAAGGTCGTGGGTTCTGGTATTCGCGAGCTGGAAGGCAAGCCCGTGGACGACGACGAGTCCGCGTTTGCGTACTGGGCGCTGAAGTGCGGTGCGTACGTCAAGGCCCTGAAGTACTCCGAGATCAAGAACCCGTCGAGCCACGTTCCGATGGCGACCATCGGTGCTACGCTTCACGCGGACGGCCTGTCCATCAACCGTTCGACAAGCCTGGACGGCATTGATTCCATGTTCACCGCAGTGCCCGCGCGCACGCTGCCCCCGGAACTGCAAAAGGCGTTCGCTACCGCGCAAGAGATCTGCCAAGTGGCGTCGGCCTGGGTACCCGAGCAGCGTATCGCCCCCATGTACAAGGGCTGGGCCGCGCAGTACTGGGAGCAGGTGAAGGCCGAAGGTGCGATTGCACTCGGCAAAGAAAAGCTGGCCGCGGGCAAGCAGGTTGCGATCTACACAGCTTTCCGCACGTTCGATCACGCTCACTTGCGGTACTTTCCGCGTGCCATTCGCGAGAAGGCCGAGAAAATGTCGGAAAATCCGGGCAAGGCGGCACTTGTGGGCGCGATGCTTGCTACCGCGCGGCAACTGGACGAGCTGCTGGAGCAGATGCCGAAGTTTCAGCCGATTGTGGAACGCCTTGTCGATGAGTTTGGTGGAGGTACCAAGGTCGCCGAGATCCACGGCAGTACGCGCAAGCCTTCCGAAGGCGAGCAAGCGGCGTACCAGTCCGGCAAAAAGAAGGTGGTGGTGGCCACGATGTCCAAGGGTGGCACGGGGATCAGCCTCCACGACACCACGGGCGACAATCCGCGCGTGCAGATCAATCTGTCGCTGCCCTGGTCGGCACGTAGCTTCAATCAAGTGGCAGGCCGGTCGCATCGACTGGGCAGCAAGTCGCGCACCGAAATGCACTGGATGATCGGGGACGATGAAACCCAAACGCATCAAGCGGCTATCGTCGCCAAGCGTTTGCGTTCGATGGGCGCATTGACCACGGGCGATCCTGAGATCACGGTGGACGCGGGCATGCTTGCGGCGTGGGAGTACGCGAGCAGCGTGGATTCCGACGATCCGGAAGACGTGATCAAGGCTGTCGAGGCCGCCGCGGAAGCCGATGAGTTCCGCACGGGTGACGCGGAAGCGTCTCGCACTGAGTTCCGCGAATTTGCGTCTCGCCGCAAGGCCGGGCGCAACCTGATCGACGAGCACTACGCAGAGTCCGTGCGTAACCGTCGCGACAAGGAGTTCAAGGCCGGTCGCCTGTCCGCGGAGCGTCTGCGCAAGCACCTGGGCGTGGGCGTCAAATGGCGCGCGTCCCTGGGCGTGTTCGAGGTGGATCTGACTACCGTTACGGGTCGCCCTGCGGAGCGTACCGCCACGCGCGCGGCGTTGATTGCCGCGGCAGCCGGTGCCAGCGGCACTAAGCAGTCCTATGGCGGTCGCATGGTCCTGTCGCTCTGGGTGCCTCCTGCGGGGATGCCCGCCCTGTCGAAGCGCATGGGCGCTGACGAGGTGCACGCTCGCATCGGGGACGACGATTCCGAGCACCTGGACGTGGCCAAGCAATCCGTCGAGGAGCGCGTGCACGATGCGCTGGCGACGAAGGGCCTCCGAGCCACCACGTCCGGTGGGCAGACGATGGTGACGGGTGACACGTACAACAATCGAGTCACGTTGATGTCGCTGGGGCGTGGTCGCCGGGAGCAATACACGGGGCAGTACGTGTACGAGATGCCCGCGGAGAATGCCGCGGAGCTGGCCTACAAGCTGGGCGCTGGGGACATGCTGCCCGCCGAGATGAAGTCCGCGATTGAAGCGCGCATCGGCACGGGTGCCGTCACGGGTGCCGTCACTTCAACGGAAGCCCAAGACGAGAGTGGGTTGACTCCCTTGCGCGGGTCCGAGAAGCAGATCAAGTGGGCCAACGATATCCGCAAGCTGGCATTGCGCATGCTGCAAGGGAACGCGTCACCCGAAGCGGCGAAGCTGCGCGAGAAGCTGAAGGGCACGTCGGACTCGCGGTACTTGATCGACAATCGGTTCGATCTGGGATCTGGATATGGTGGCCGCGTGAATTTGAATTTGGCCAAGTCCATCACGGATGCGGACCTGGAGCGCATGCGCCGTCGCCTGGTGATGGTTCCCACGTCAGACCCGACTGAGTTGGTGTGGATGGCAGAGGCCGCGATGGACACGCTGCACGAGCGTCCAGATCGGTTCGAGCGCCGCTTGCTCAAGGCGGCTGGGCACAAGTACATCAAGCGCGTTCCGACGGGGAAGCCGAAGCCGAAGTACAGGTACTACTACCGCGATGCTTCGGGCGCGATTGTATCGAGCGCCGACCTGAAGGCAGGGTCCAAGTTCAAGCTGGAGCACAAGGGCCAAGCTGGACACTTTGAGGTGCACGGTGTGGACAGCGGTGTGATCACGGCCAAGCACGATGAAAGCGGGCAAACGATCCGCATTCGAGAGCACGACTTGCATGCGTGGATGCGGAGCAAGTACGAGGCCAAGGGCAAAGCTGCGCTGGAGGCCGCGAAGAAGCCTTCGCAGGAGAAGAAGCCTTCGCAGGCTAAGAAGCCGCAGGCCGCGAAGACGCCCGCCGCAAAGGAAGGCGAGCCCTTGCCGCGGAAGGCACCCGCGCCAAAGCTGGCCTACGTGGATCAGACGGCACTGGGGACAGGCGGCTTTGATCAGATTGAAGGTTTCTCGGACAAGCCCGAGACGTTGGAATCCATCGCGGAAGCCCTGCCCCAAGATCGTGAGTACGCGATTGTGAAGCAGGCTCGCGGTTTCGTGCTGGCGTCCAAGTCGGTCAAGCCCGCGGGCAAGGAAGCCAAGGGGGATTCGACGCAGATCTACCTGAAGGCTGACGGAGGTCGCGGCATTCAGAAGGTCGATGCTGAGTGGGTTGTGATGGAAGCTGCGGACCTGATCCCGAGTCACGACGCGGTTACGTTTGTCTCGCGTTCCGATTACCCGGAAGGCGTGCAAGAGCGCCGGTACGATCAGATTCGCGAGGAGCAGATGAAGATCGAGCGCATTGCGAATACGCTGGAGCCCGCGATAGTGGCGAACAACAACGTGGACGCTGTAAACGGAGCGCCTATCGTGACCGAGGACGGCGTGGTGCTGGGCGGCAACGGGCGCACGATGGGCATGCAGCGTGCGTACAACTTGTACCCGGAAAACGGGCTGGCCTTGAAGCAGTACCTTGCGCAGCACGCGCGAGCGTACGGGATGGACGCTGCCCACGTGGCGAACATGAAGCAGCCGATCCTAGTCAGGCGTGTGCAGGCCGGGAAAGACACGGACAAGTTGCGGTTGCTGGGTCGCCGAATGAACGAGTCGTTCACGCAGGGCCTGGATCCACGTTCGCAGGAGGTGGCAGTGTCCCACATGGTCACGCCCGAGCTGGTGGACAGCCTGATCGCCCGGATGGAGCCCGACGAGACGCTGAACGATTTCCTGTCGAGCGGCAATTCGCGGGAGTTCGTCAAGGATTTGGAACACGCAGGCGTGATCGACGAGGTAAACCGGGCACAGTTTGTGTCGCAGGACAGCGGTTTGCTGAACGAGGATGGACGCATGCGGGTCCAGCGTGTGATGGCCGCGCGCATGATCCCGAATGCTTCATTGCTGGACGGGATGCCCGCCGTATGGCGCGAGTCGATAGCGTTGGCGGTGCCGTCGTTCCTGCAAGCCGAGGGTAACGGCTGGGATATGAGGGATTCGTTGCAGTCGGCGATCAAGCTGGATCGCGACATGGCCGCGAAGGGGTTCAAGCGCACGGCCAGTGGCCGGGCAGATTACATGAGTCAAATGTCGATGTTCGAGCAGCGCGATAGCCGCCCGCTGACGCACACCTTGCTCGCGATTTTGCACGAGCACGGCGGCAAGGTGCGCGGGTTCCCTGCGCGCATGAAACAGGTTGCGTTGGAGGCACATCGCCAGCAACACGATCACGGGGCGGTCATGAGTATGTTCGCCGAGCCCAAGAAGGAACTGCCCGACGTTTTGAAAGACGTGTTTGGCGTCACGACGAAGGCCGATGAAAAGGTGGCAAGCCGTCGCGAGGTAGCTGACTTGCGCAAAGCAGGGGTGTCACCCGAGGCCCTGGAAGCCGCAGCTGCGTACGTCAATCAGACCGTGCTGTGGGAGCTGGACAACCTGATGCGAGCTGCCCTGTGGTCGGCGAGTCCCAAAAATCCGCCGAGCGGGAGCAAGATCGTGGGTAGCTTGCGCAGCTTCATTCAGGAGCAGGCCAAGGCGGATCCCAAGTTCGCCCGCGCGCTGGGGATGGCCCCTGTCCTGAATGAGCAGCTTGAGGCCCTGGTGGCGTCCCGAGCGCGTGCCAGCGTGTCTGAGCTGGCCAAGTCGCTCGCACAGCGCGCATTACGCAGCCACGCGCAGGAGGCATGGGCATGAACAAGGCCACGCAATACGGGCTGTTCGGTGGAGCCCCGCAGGTTACGCGCACGGCACCGAAGCCGCAGCAATTCGATATGTTCGGCGGTGCCCCGTCTGCTGCCCCTGCGCACGGCAAAGGTCCAGGGTCCAGGGGCGGAAAAGTGATCGGGTACTCGGCAGGGGGAGACCCAATCTACGAAAAGAAGGCGTTGCTTGCCGAGCACAAGCGCCTGGGCGCGCACCACCGTGAGATGGCCGCTGTCCACGCGCACCACGAGCAACGCTCGGGACTACCTTCAACGGCGATTACGCAAGGCACGAGCACAAGAAATGCTGCGGAAGCGCATCAAGTGGCGTACGCTCGCCACACTGCCGCGCACGATGCGGCCCTGGCAGGCAACTACGACGAGTCCCAAAAGCAGAGTAAACGGGCGCACGACGCGAGCAAACTGGCCGAGAAACACACGAGGCACGCACACACGGTGCTGGCCGATCACGAGGCAACCATGAAGAATCCGCAGGCAGAGGGGCAGCACAGGACACTCGCGAATCGGTCAGTTTCCGATCCGTTGTCCAGTCGAGCAGCGTTCAACGGTTCCGTGCCGATTGAAAAGGCCGATCAGCTCAAGATGTTCGGCGATCACAGTGGGGAAGGTTCGCGAGGTGGGAAGGTGATCGGTCACACGTCACGCGGAAAGCCGATCTACGAGGGCAGCAAGAGCAAGCCCGCGGCAGCGAAGAAGCCGCGTGTCCGTGCGCCAAAGCCGGATGCGGCTGACGTGCTTGCCCGTGCTAACCGTCAACTCGCACACACGTTGTCCTTTCAAGAATTTGAGAATGAACGTGCGGTCGAAATTTCGACACCTGGGCGTCCACCCGCAATGTCTGGCGGGCGTACGCTGAGTCAAATGCACCGTTCGGCAGAGTATGCGCACGCGCACCCGAAAGAAGCCGCGTACCTGAAGAAGCCGGACGGTTACTCACAGGCGAAAGTGGCAATGACCGCGACGCGTGAATACGTGTCCGCACTGAAGGATCATCACACCAAGCTGGCCGCTGATCACGCTGGAGCTGTCACGCGGTTACAGAATGAGCTGACGACGCAGAAGAAATTGGGAATCCCGAATACAATTCGGCCCCTGTTGGACGCGCACGAAAAAGCGCACGGGGCACATGCCGTCGCTGCGGACAAGTTGAACGACGCTGACGTATCGTTGGGGACTGATGTTCCCAAGGACCGTGCGGAACGTGTTGTGAGTGTTTTGCAATTCGCACTGAATGCCAGCAGGTTCGCGCAGCATGCTTCCGCTGAAGCTGACGGCGTTTCACGTTGGGGCGACTACGCGTACGCAAGCGGGAAGGCACGCCCTGTTCAACAAAAATCCTCCGATTACTCGGCGGCGAGCAAGCATTCGTCGCGCGTGGACTATCACGCAGTGGAAACTGCCCACGCGCTTGCTGCGGGGAATGCCGCAAAGGTCAAGCAGCACCACGCCGCAATGGTGGCCCACAATGAGGCGCTGGACGCGCAGCCTTCCGATAAGTGGTTGGCCGAGCATGTTCTTGCGCCAAAGCTGTCGGATGACGCGCCTATTTCTGCCGCGAAAAAGTTGTCGGATGCTGCGTGGCTTGCGTCAAAGCAAGCCCCGAAAGTTATCGCGGGTGAGCTGCACAAGTCGGGAGAACACATGGATCTGAACAAAGCCGGGCAATACGTGGAGTCGGAAATGGACGCGCTGATCAAGGCGGCAGGGGTCAATCCCTTCGCGCCCAAGCCGTCTGCTGCCGAGGGCGAGGACGAGGGCGAGGACGAGGGCGAGGACGAGGGCGAGGACGAGCCCCCTGCCCTGAACGCGGGCTCGCCGACCCCCGGTGGACAGGCCGCAAAGCCGAGCGTGCCCGCGCCGAAGGGAGCACCCGCGCCCTTTCCCATGAAGCAGGGAGCCGCTGCCAAGGGAGGAGCCGAGGCCCCGATGGGTGCTGCGGGCATGCCACCTGAGCAGGGCACGCAGGTGGGCACCGAGGACCACCACAAGTCGAAGGCGCTGATGCACATGCAGGCCGCGATGGCGCACAGCAAAGCTGCGTCCAGCGCGAAGAAGCTGAACGAGGCCCGTGAGCACGGCAACACGGTGGCCGCTGCTGAGCGAGCCACGCAGGCAGTGGCCGGGACGCCCCCGGATCAATCCGCGCAGCCTGGAGCCCCTGGCGCACAGCCTGGTCGCATGCCCCCGCAGATGGGAGGCGGTAACGCGCCCCCGATCCCACCGCAGGGAGCCAACCCCACGGAAGCGGCACAGGAGAAGGATCCGCGCGTGGTCGCGAAGTCGTGGCTACAGAAGTACCCGAAAGATTTGCACGCGGGTCTGATGGACCTGCGCAAGGCGCTGTCCCTGGGTTACGGTGGCCGCGATGCGACCAGCTGGGCGTCGCAGTTCCAGTACACGCCTCTGTACGAGCGCGCACTGCGCTTGCTCAAGCGGCACTTGGAAACGGCACGTGCCCACGAGGTTGAGCAGAAGCAGCTCAAGACGTGGACCGAGCTGCAAGAGTTGCCGAAATCTGCCCGCGAAAAAGAGAACGAGCGCGCCGAGGCTGTGCGCGACACGCAGCACGCCGAGCGTGTGCAGATGGGTCTGGAGCGTGACGCTCTGGAAATGGAGCTGATCGATCACAAGATTTTGCAGGCGCAGCAAGACCGCAAGGTGGACGCCGTGCGAATGGGCAAGGCTGATCGAGGTGGTACCGACCTGCGCAAGTCGGAGGCGGCACCCGCCGCTGCACCTGCTTCCTACATGCGGAAAGGGCGAATGGTCGTCCGTGTGGACGGAGGCGACGAAGACGCGATGGTGAAGGCCGTCGAGCAGGGACGTACCGTGCTGGGCGCGTCTGCTGATTCGATTGCCCGCGATGGCCGCAACACACTGTTGGGCTTGCGCGGTACGCGACTGACCAAGGGCGAGCCGTCAGGCGGCACGATTTACCAAGGCGAGTTCGATCAGCAAGGTTCGCGCGGAGGGGATCTGCGCGAGTCGTTCATGCGGGCGAATGAGCTGGTGAACGTGCTGGACGACGATCAGGTGGACAACCGGGGCAACGGTGGCCTCGCCGACTGGTTCAAGGACGCGTACAGCCCGTTGTCGCCTGAGCAGCGTGTGCCCGCCAATTTCGACGCGCCGGACGTGCGCGGCTGGCAGAAGGCGGAAGCGGCACCCGTGCGCATTCTGGAGGATGGGACGCCCTACGGACGTGCAGTGATTGCACGCCCGCAAGAGCACGCGAGCAGCGTGCGCATGCTTGCACAAGGTGGCGGGCGGGAGATGGTGCGAGGAGCAAAGTAATTCGCCGTGGCGTTGAACGAGCACATTGTGCAGGCGTGGCAGGCGTTGGCCGATGCAGGCAACGCCTTGCTCAAAGCTGAAGGCGAGGGAGCCCCCACGGACGGCAGTACTGCCGCGCTGGAAGCCACGCCACGCGTGCAGTCCGAGGTACCGCCGCAGGCCGCGGAACAAGATCCACGCGGTTTGCTGTTCGATCCGTTTGCGCTGATCGATCAGCTGGGCTACCGAGATCGTCCGAGCGGCCTCACGTACAACACGCTTCGCGAAATGGCCAAGCGTGTTCCGACGGTGACTGCCATTACGCAGACGCGCCTCACGCAGGTGTCGGCGTTCGCGCAGAGGCAGACGGACTTGCGCGATCCTGGATTCACCGTCGCGTTGCGAGACACGAAGGCGCATCCGTCGAAGCAGGACAAGATCCGCATGCGCCAGCTGGAAGACTGGATATTGTGCACGGGTTCCCGCTGGCAGCCTGGTCGCGACGACTTCAAGACGTTCTTGCGCAAAATCGTCCGCGACTCCCTGGACCTGGATCAGGCGTGTTTCGAGGTGGTGCGCAATCGGAAGGGGATTCCTGCGGAGTTCTACGCGCTGGACGGTGCTACGATTCGCATGGCCGACGTACCGCCTGGAGCCGAGGTGTACCAAGACCCGAATCAGGTGAAGTACGTCCAAGTGTATGACGAGGTGATCATCACGGAGTGGGCAGCGCATGAGCTGTGCTTCGGGGTGCGTAACCCGCGGTCTGACATTCGCGCGAATGGCTACGGGTTCTCCGAGCTGGAGATGCTGATCAACACCGTGACCGCTACGCTGTGGGCGTTCGAGTACAACAAGCGCGCGTTCTCGCAGGGTTCACTGGTGAACGGCGTCATGAATTTCAAAGGCGCGGTCGCCGATAAGAAGGTCGATGCTTTCCGCCGTCAGTGGAAAATGATGATGGCCGGTGTGGACAATTCGCACCGAGTACCAATGACCAACGTGGACGATCTTCAGTGGATCGACTTTGGCAAGAACAACCGGGACATGGAGTACAACGCCTGGATGGACTTCCTGATCAAGGTGATCTGTTCGGTGTACCAGTTCGATCCGGCTGAGATCAATTTTGTGTACGGCAACACTGGGCAGTCGCAGGCGATGTTCCAAGCACCTGTCGAAGCGAAGTTGCAGTCGAGCAAGGATCGTGGGTTGCGTCCCTTGCTGAAGGACGTGGCGCGCTGGATGAACGAGTACCTGATCTGGCCTATCGATCCGACGTTCGAGTTCCGATTCATGGGCATGGACACCAAGTCCAGCAAGGACGCAATCGATCAGCAAAAGACCGAATCGGAATTTCTGAAGACGATAGACGAGCTGCGTGCCGAGAACGACATGGATCCGCTACCGGACGGCAAGGGTCAGATCATTCTGAGTCAGATCTGGTTGCAAAATTCGCAGGGGATGCAGCAACAAGGTGCGCCCGGTGGTGAGCCTGGTGAAGCGCCAGAAGGTGACGAGCAGGACGATGGGCAAGCGCCGAGTGTGGATCCCGAGGAAGATCCCACGCAGTTCGCAGACGGCGATCTCACACAAAGCGCCGAGTACGATGATCTGTTTCCTGCTGACGAAGACGCAGAGGCTGAGAAGTCGAGGCGTGTCCGTTCTGATTTGCGCAAGAGCGGCACAACAACATCCAAGCGTGCGCGTGTTCGCGTGTACGATATCGATCTTTAGGAGCACTCAAAAATGTCAGTTTACGTACGCCAGCAAGTCATAATCAGTTCCGCCACGGATGCGAACGAGCAAAACTGCACGTACCGCCGTGAGGAAAAGAACCTTACGTCGCAAACCGAGCAGTTTGAGACTGAGCAATCCGGGGAGCCCATTCTGGCGGCAGCCGAGGCGGATTACGCTTTGCCGTTCGGCAAGGTCGTGACGGGCAGGGTGCTGTACATCGAAAGCGTGCGCGAGCTGACGGTGAAGCTGAACGGTGCCGCTACCGGGTTCAAGGTGGGGCCTCCATCGACGGGAACCAAGGGGCGGTTGTTCCTGCGCGGCGTGATCACGTCGGTGTCTGTCACCAACGACGATCCGGCGAATGAGGCCGAGGTGTCTTATTTCGTGGCAGGCAGCAAAGCCTAACCTGTCATGAAGGTTCGCATCATCGAGGAGAGGCCGGGGGAGCTTGCGGAACGCGCGCACGATGTTCGTCGCGCCGTCCACAAGCTGACGGAGGATGCGTTGATCAAGGCCGAGAAACCCAAGGCCCCGTTGCAGGTGGAGTACCCTGCGCTGACTGGTTTGATCCGTGCGATGAAGCGCGATCACGTGGCCACCGTTCGCGAGCACATGGACTCGAAAATCGCCAAGGTACTTGGGGGATGAAGGCATGGTCCTTACGCCAGAACAAATTGCCGCGATTACGCAGATTTTGCGGGACGGGAGTACCGCCGTCGCAATCCGCACGTCAGGGTACCGGGTTACGCAATCCGAATTTGATCGGCTGAAGGCCGAGGGGTACCTGCCCGAAGACCTGAGTTACGCGGACATGGTGGAGGCCAGCTACCGGCTGGGGCAAGCCATGCAGGCACAGCCCGCGTCTCGCAAGTGGGACTACAAAGAGCTGGGCGAGTTCCTGCGGAAGGATCCGCGTCCGTTGTCGGTCGCCGAACGGAATGCAGTGGAGGTTGCACAGCAACGTGCAGGCACGTTCTGCGTGGGCCTGGGCAACACGTACAGCTCGGAACTGGGGCGCGTGCTGGTGGACGCCGATCAGGAGTTGGCCGAGCGCACACGCGCAGGGATTCGCACCGAGACAAGTCGGGCGATTGCCGAGCGCGCGACGGTCAAGACGCTGAAGTCACGTCTCGGGCATTTGACTGAAGACTGGGCGCGCGACTGGGATCGAATCGCGATCACGGAGACGCACCAAGCGCATCAAGAGGGTGTCGTGTCCGAGATCGTCACCCGCAAAGGGTCTGACGCCGGGATGGCCAAGATCCCGGAACCGGATGCGTGCCCCGCGTGCAAAGACCTGTTCCTGGAGCAGGGACGCCCCGTGGTGAGGCCCGCGTCCTGGTGGATGGCCAACGGCACCACGAATGCGGGCCGGAAGCGCGCGGACTGGAAAGCCGTGCTGGGTGCTGTGCACCCGCATTGCCGGTGCCAAGCTGTCGAGGTTCCCGAGGGGTGGGGGTTCGATGCTGCCTGGAATTTGGTACCCCTGGACGAGCCTGGACAGCCACTGGACAAAAGCCGGACAAAAGCTGGACAGGGCTACCGGGATCAGCTGCCCGGTGGGCGTGCCGATAGGATGCTACCCGCGCAGTTCGACTCGGCGGATTTGGGCGAGGGGACCGCGCACGAGTTGGAGCACACGCGAGATCGCAAGCTGGCACGCGAGATCGCGATGGATCACTTGGCAGAGGATCCGAAGTACTACAAGAAGCTGCGCAAGCTCGAAAAGGCCGAGCAGATGAAGCTGTTCGGCGATCACAGTGGGGAAGGTTCGCGCGGCGCGCGCGCGGACATTGCCAAGGCTGGGCAAGGTGGGCCGTTCATTGGGCCTCGTGGCGGCAAGTGGGCCGACCCGCAGCACACGATCCCGTGGGAGGAACACATGCCCGCAGACGCTGTGCGCGCACACGTGGCCGAGGCTGACACTGGCGGCAAGCACGGAAAACCCGCTACCGTAGGATCTGTGCGCGACGAGGACCACGTGCGCGTGACTGTGCCGTTGGAACACCTGGACGCGATTGATCCTGCCGACACCGCTAGGGTGAAGGAGTACGCGGAACGCGGCACACCTATGCCCGCTATTTCCGCGTCATACAGTTCGCGTTCGCACGCGAAGGGTAAGGGCACGTTGTACGTGCCCAATGGGAATCATCGCGTGGCCGCTGCGCGTGCACGCGGTGACACGCACATTGAAGCGGTGGTGCCTAAGTCGGATTGGGAACGGTGGTCTTCCCGCGAAACGAAACCCGCTCCCGAAGAAACGCAACCTGCGTCTGATCCTTTGGCTGTCGGGACAGTGCACACGTTGCCCCCTGGCATACTCGGGCGCGATCAGGCTGTGCAGTTCAAGGTGCAGGGCACCAAGGACGGCATGGTGTCCGTTGCGCAAACGTGGGACGGCAAGGAGGGTATGTCGATTGCGATGCCCGCTACTTCCTTGCGGCATTTTGTGAACGATCTGTCGGGCAAGGTGGATCTGCCCGCCACGTCGGAGAACACGTTGGTGAACGACGTGATCAACGGCAAGGGTACGTTGTTGGGCAAGGGTGACGACGGCGTGGTGTTCCAGGTTGGCGACCACGTGGTGAAAATGTCCACGACGGTGCCCTATCAGCCGATGAATCCTGGGCATCGCACCCCCGAAGCTGCTGCTTACATGCTGGAAAAGCAGGTGACGGTGGGCAACAAGCTGTATGAGGCTGGCGTGCCCGGCATTCAGCAATCGTTGTACGTGCAGCACGGAGACAAGGGGTTCCAGATCAAGCCCTTCGTGACGATCCCTGAGAAGCTGACGCGTGCGCAGTTGGACGCTGCGCAAGCGAGTGTGCTGGCCATGCACGAGAAGGGGTACGCTTTGCGTGATTCCGTGCAGGTGGGTCTGGACGCCGAGGGGAACGCTGTTCTGTTCGACATCGGGAAGGCGGGCCAGTATCAGGCCGACAAAAAAGAGACGATGGGTACTTACGCGGGGATGCCCTACGAGGTGGCACACGATCTTGAAGCTCTGGAGCACCTGTACCGCGAGAATGGCGAAACGTTCGTGCATCGTGATGCGACTGCCGGGGAACACAAGGCCAAGATCGCGTTGAGTATGTCGGATAAATCACCCGCGAATTTCGTGGTGCAGATGAATTTAGATTTTGCGCTGAAGACGCTGACAAAGGAGATCGCAGCGTTGCCCGAGGGATCGCAGCGTTCCCGGTTGGAGAAGATGCGGCAGCGTGTGGCGGACGAGCACGAGTTCGTTACGGATGCGCTTGCTGCTGCCAAAAAAGATCGGAAAGTTGCAAAATCTGCAACTTA